CTTTAAACCCATCACTAAATAAATGATGAATAAAATCACCAATATTAATTGCGACATATTTCTTTTTTCAAGCAAGTTATCAATATATTGCATCTTATATATTATATACTTTTAAAAAAAATCCACTTTTTCACTTTTAAGAAAAGCAGAGCAAAACGCAAAAATAATATATTGAACTGATATAAATACTTCATTCTAAATACTATAGATGCGATCTTTAAATAATAAAACAAAAGAAGTAGTGGTAGATATGCCTAAAAATCTAAATACCTATCTCGGTCAAAAAGGCTACACTGTTCTTAAATCTGAACTAACAATTAACCAACTAACTTTTATTAAAGAGCAATTAACTGTAAAACCATATGTCCCTGGTTCTCCAGTTCAACTAGAAAAATCTTTCCCTGCTTATCGTGAATCCGACAAGAAACTCTATCTTCCTCGCTATTACGGGGACGAAATCTTTGGCCCAGCTGCACAGTATAAACTAACAGAAGGGGTTGATACCAATATTAAGTTCGAAGGGACATTGCGCCCTGAACAAGAGCCTGTTGTTTCCATGTTTTTACAGCACGTTTTAAGTGGTGGTGGCGGATTATTAGAATTACCATGTGGGTTTGGTAAAACTAGTATTTCACTTTATATATGGTCTCAACTAAAAAAAAAGACAATTGTTATTGTTCATAAAGAATTTTTAATGAACCAATGGATTGAACGTATTCAACAGTTTTTACCTACTGCTAAAATTGGAAAAATTCAGGGTCAAATCATTGACATTGAAGGCAAAGATATTGTTTTATGCATGTTACAGTCCTTGTCTATGAAAGACTATCCATCATCATTATTTGACAGTTTTGGTCTAACAATTATTGATGAAGTGCATCACATTTCTAGCGAAGTTTTTTCTAATGCATTGTTTAAATTGGTAACAAAATATACGCTTGGTCTATCAGCTACCATGAATCGATCAGACGGCACTACTAAAGTATTTAAAATGTTTTTAGGACCTGTTGTATATAAAAAAGAGCGCAGTAAAGATGAAAAAGTTATTGTAAGAGGCATTACATTTCAAACAAATGATGAAGAATATAATGAGTTGTTACTTGATTTTCGTGGAAAACCGGCTAGCAGCAAAATGCTCAGCAAAATATGCGAATATAACCGACGCACTGAATTTATTTTGTCTGTTTTAAAAGATATGCTTGCAGAAAATCCTAAGCAACAAATTATGGTTATTGCTTCCTACAAAAATATATTACAATACATTTTTGAAGCAATTAATCATAGAAACATGGCTACAGTTGGTTTCTATGTAGGTGGAATGAAGGAGGCAGCTTTAAAATTAACCGAGTCTAAACAAGTAGTATTGGCAACCTTCGCTATGGCATCAGAAGGTTTGGATATTAAATCATTATCTACTCTTTTTATGGTAACACCTATGACCAAAATTGAGCAGTCTGTTGGAAGAATTTTAAGACAGAAGCATGAATTTAACCCAGTTGTTGTTGATATTATCGATGCACATGCTAATTTTCAAAGACAATGGCTTAAACGCAAGACCTTTTATAAGTCACAAAATTATAAAATAATCCAAACAACTAGTTCAACTTATAATCCGGATTCTACAAAATGGAAGGTTACTTATGAACCAACAGATCAAACTCAAAAAAAAATAGATAAAAAAGAAGTAAAAGATAATTCTTCGGAATCAGATCCAGACCCTTCAGACGAAGAAGAAGAAACAAAAAATGTCGGAAAATGCCTTCTAAAATTCAAGAAATAATTTACAAGATTTTTTTTAGCGGAAACCGTAGGAGCCCAGTTTTCTCCAAAATATGCTCTAAATTAGAATTTCTGTGGTCTTATCATATTACATCTCAGTTTTTATTGTCATTTTTAGTGTCTGTTTTTCAATAATAAATAAAATCCAGATTCTACTTTTGGTTTTCCATTTTGGACATTTATAAATGTCCAAAACAGAAAACCGCCGGGAGCTTTTGAAAATGACCCTAAAAAAATGAGGTCTGAGCATAATGCTCTCATTTTTAAAAAAAAGTGAATTTTTTTGTGAGCATATTTTTTTACTTTTTTTTGGCGCCGGATCTTAAAAAAAGCCGGAAGGTAAATTTAGGGTAAAATATCCATAAGATTTCAGGCAAAAGTTGCAAAGAATAAATGACTAATAATATTATTTTTAATTTATTAGCATAAATGGTTTTAAAAATATGGCAAAAATATATGGTAAAATATGGCAAAAATCTTATAGCGACAAATTTAGGTAAAATGGTAAGTAAAAAATTTTATAAGATTTTAAATAAGATAAATATAAGATTTTTTTATTAGATTTATAATATATAAAAATATGCCAAAAGTTGAAATAGATTATTCAAATACTATTATTTATAAAATTGCTTGTAATGATCCCAATATTACTGATGTGTATGTCGGTCATACTACAAATTTCGTTCAAAGAAAACATGCACATAAACAAGTATGCAATAATATCAATTCACCGTGTTATAATTTAAATTTATACAAAACAATAAGAAAAAATGGTAATTGGTCTAATTGGGAAATGTCAATTGTTAATTTTTATAATTGTAAAGATCAATATGAAGCTAGACAGAAAGAACAAGAACATTATGTTTTATTGGGAGCAACTTTAAATACTATAGAACCATTTAAATTAAAAAAGCATAATAATAAAAAAGTATTGGAAACTAAATGTGTTGAAAATAATAATAAAGTATTAGAAACTAAATGCGTTGAGGATAATATTAAAAAAGTATTGAATAAATATGAATGTTATATATGTCAAGTTAAATGCTTTAAAAAATCTCACTACATTGATCATATGAATACGATAAAACACAAAACCCGGGAAAAAATGGTCGAAATTCTTGAAAAAGATAACGTTCTGCCAAAATCTGTCGAAATACCAATATTTTCACATGTATATGTGGTAATACCTATAAATATATGTCTGGATTATCTCGTCATAAAAAAATTTGCCCTGAATTACAACCCAAAGAAACGAAAAAGGAAAAAGACAATGAAATTAGCGACAAAGAATTAATGCTTACTATTTTAAAAGAAAATTCAGAGTTAAAAACAATGATCCTAGATGTATGTAAGACAATGGCTGCGTCAAACAATATAACTAACAATAATAATAATGTAACTAACAACAGTATCAATAATAGCAATAACAAAACATTCAATATACAAGTCTATTTAAACGAAGAATGTAAGGATGCATTAAATCTTAGTGATTTTGTTAGTTCTATTCAACTACAATTACATGATTTAGAAGAAACCGGTCGGCTTGGTTACGTCGATGGAGTATCTCAAATAATCACTACAAAGCTGAATGATCTAGATGCAACCAAAAGACCAATACAATGTTCTGATGTTAAAAGGGAAACACTGTATATCAAAGAGGAAAATAAGTGGTTCAAAGAAGATGAAAAAAAAGAAAAAATCAAAAATGCAATAAAACAAATTACAAGAAAAAACATACATCAAATACCAAATTGGATAAATGCAAATCCAGGATGCACTGATCCTGATTCAAAGTATAACGATACATATTTGCAAATCGTATTTAATGCCATGTCAGGTGATTCTACGGAAGAACAATTGAGTAATGTAAATAAAATAGTATCAAAGGTTTCAAAGGGAACTGCTATAGATAAATAATTTATAATATATTTTATAACAATATATTATAATAAGATGCCTTATACAATTACAAACTATACTTATAGACAGGCGAAAAAAATAGGCGTGACAGTGAAACCATCAACTAACAAAACTAAAAAGATCGATGTTTACAAAAAAGGCAAGAAGGTCGCTAGTGTGGGCGCCGCGGGGATGAACGACTACCCCACGTATATGAAAAAAAGAGGCAAAAAATACGCACAAACTCGCCGCAAATTATATAAAATGAGACACGAAAGAGATCGCCATGAAAAAGGTTCTAATGGTTGGTATGCGGATGTCCTTTTGTGGTAAATTTATGACATGTTTACACATTTAAAATAATAATTTAATTTTATATATCAATATATATTAAAATTAAAGCAATGTTTACATTACATTTATATTTAATTGGATTTATATTTATAATAATATTTATTTATGCAGTTCTGAAAGAAAGAGAGGAATTGGGTTGTTATCGTCTATCTATTGGACGTCAATGCATAGATGAAGAAAGTGTTTATGTAAAAAATACGAAAGCAGAACAAGGAGATACTTGTAAAGACTTATATGAAAGAATGGGATCAATCTTAAGTTATCATGAAAAAGCAGGAGTATGGAGAAGATGTATAATTATGGCAATAATTATTACTTTTTTTGTATACATTGTTTATAATAT